TATTATAATTATATAATTTTTCATTATTATCTATAACTTGTATTGTATCACTTTCAACATAATAATCATAATCAGGAATTAATCGATTATTTATTTTTTTTGGTGTAAAAAATTGTGAAAAAGACATATTTACACCTTTTTTATTATTTATCTTTAATTATCTATATATCATATAATAATGTCTAATATTATAACTCCTTATGTATTAATAGGAATATTAGGAGAAGCAATAGTTAGTGTATATCCATTTTTGATTAAAGCAACAACGATAGATATACCAGCACATACATTTATACGATTATCATCATATTTTGCGATTTCATCAGTATTTGCAAATTATAAATTATTATCAAATATTAATCCATTAAAATTATTAGGATTAGCACTAGTGAATATAGCACATATATTAACATCATATTATGGATTTAGATTAATTAATCCGTCTCTTGCACAATCAATATTTTATATTTATCCATTTTTTAATTTATTCTTAAATATGATTATTCTTAATTATAAAGTATCTTATACTAAATTTATTATGTTAATACCCGTGGTATATTCTATTTACTCAATCTATAGTGAAAATGGCGACAAACATGAAGGTTTTACAAATATGAGTAATAGAACAAAAGGTATAATATTAATAATACTAGCAGCAGTTACTGAAAGTTTATTATATTTATTTGTTAAAACTACAAATCTAGGTGACAATCCATGGACCTCTGTTCTTACCGCATACGGATTAGCTGCAATATTATATGGTATTTATTACTTATATAATAAACGTAATGATTTAACAAAAATATATAATGATAATAAGAAAGAATTATTATATGTCGTACTAGCTAATATGTTTATTGCTTCATTCGGTTACGGCTTTCGATTTTTATCGATACCTAAAGTAGAGCCTGTCATTTTTTCTATGTTGAGTTACACAGGCATCTTTATGGCTATCATTTATGGACTGTTATTTAAATTAGAAATAATGAGTATAAGAAAAGTCGCGTCATTATTTATTTTATTTGTATCATTAATCATATTTCAAAGATTATGATAAAATAATATCTATACACATAAGATATGATAACAAAGGATGATATTATCAATGGAATAGTCAAAAGAAATACTACTATAAATGTGGAGATAAAGTGATATAACTTTTATAATTTTTGATTATAATTTATTACAAATGATTTAATAATAAATCATAAATAATGACAGAACAAACAAAATATTATTGCATAATAGATGATTGTAAGACACGCGCATATTACAATTATTCAAATAAAAATATTCCGGAATATTGTGAAGATGATAAAAAAGTGGGTATGGTCGATTTTCGATATCGTAAATGTAGATATATGAATGATAATAATATTCAATGTAATAAACAGTCATGTTTCAATTTTGAAAATGAAACGACACTTAAATATTGTAGTGAACACGCTGAAGATGGTATGATTGATATAAAACATAAGAAATGTCAAAAAAAAGGATGTAATAAAATACCAAGTTATAATTTTGAAAATGAAACTATCAAAAAATATTGTAAAGAACACGCTGACGATGGTATGATAGATATAAAAAATAAAAGATGTCAAAAAGAAGAATGTAATAAAATACCAAATTATAATTTTCGAGGTGAAACTAAAGCTAAATATTGTAAAGAACATACTGAACCTGATATGATTGATATAATACATAAAAAATGTCAAAAAGAAGGATGTAATACACGCCCATCTTTCAATTTTGAAAATGAAACTACTGCTACATTCTGTAGAGAACACGCTGAACAAGGTATGATAGATATAATATCAAAACAATGTCAAAAAGAAGGATGTAATAAAATACCAAGTTATAATTTTGAAAATGAAACTATCCGAAAATATTGTAAAGAACACGCTGACGATGGTATGATAGATATAAAAAATAAAAGATGTCATAAAGAAGGATGTAGTACACGACCAAATTATAATTTTGAAAATGAAACTACTGCTATATTCTGTAAAGAACACGCTGAATCTGGTATGATTGATATAAAACATAAGAAATGTATATCATCTATGTGTGATACACGGGCTAATACTAAATATAAAGGATATTGCTTTAGATGTTTTGTATATAATTATCCAGATGAACCTAATTCAAGGAATTATAAAACGAAAGAAAAAGCGGTTGTTGATTATATTACTTATACTTTTAAAGACTATAAAATTATAAATGATAAAACTATTTCGGGTGGTTGTAGTAAGAAACGTCCTGATATATTAATTGACGTAATAACACATTGTATTATAATAGAAATTGATGAAGATGCTCATATAAACTATAGTTGCGAAAATAAGAGAATGATGGAAATATCACAAGACTTAGGCCATCCATCTATAGTATTTATTAGGTTTAATCCTGACGCATATACTAATAATGAAGGTAAAAAAGTAAAATCTTGTTGGAAAGTTAATAAAAGTGGTATATGTGTAATAGATAGTAAAAGTAAATGGAAAGAACGATTAGATAATTTAAAAAACTTAGTTGAATATTGGTTAAAAAATATACCAGAAAAACATATAACAATTGAAAAATTATATTATACTGATTATGATAATTAATATTATTTATTTAAATTTGATGATAATATATTTTTTTTCATTTTTAAAATGAAATTATAATAAAATGAGTACTGATAATTCTAATAATACTATATTTAAATGCGATTATTGTAATTATGATATACATATAGAATACCAATATATGAATAATATATGTAAAAGATGCATTTACTGTAGTATGATTGATTGTATGTTAAATGATAAAACATTAGATTATAATATTGATAAAAATAATAATAAGTTAGTTTTTATAAAAACTTTATCTGAAAAAGAAATAAAAAATGCTGATAATAATCCAATTAATTTAAGTGAAAATACTGCATATGCTTTAAAAAAGGGTGTATATAATTGGGACAACTTTACGTATATTCCTACTACTGTCTTACACGACTTTTTTGGAAAAACTAATATTGAGAACGATGATAATATAAATATTATATTCGGTATATATATTGATTTAATAAAAAGTAAAGGTATTTCGGTTAATTTATTAAATAAATGCTTTCTATCTAATAGATTAGATGAGTTAATACATAAAAAATTTACATATCATACATCAGGTTATTATGACTTATTTAAAAAAAATAATTTGGTTATAGGTAAAACATTTTATGGTATATCTAATTATGATTATTTTGAAATTAATAATGATGATTACTGTTCTTTCTGTCAAATAAAGGGACAATATACAAAAGAATACTACTTTGGTACAGGTTGTGGAACAGATTGTTTTTACTGTTATAATAAAGTATGTAAAAAATGTGCTTATTTCGATGAAGATATTTTATCGTGTATACATTTTAATTGTTTCTCAAATACTGAAAGTGATATAAATACTATTAATTCAAATAATAATTTAATAAAAAATATTAATAGTAAAATATCTAATTGTATTAGTTATGATAATAAACGTTTTAAAATAAAAGGTAATGTAAAATCCACCGATATTATTGAATTATTAAAAATACAAAATACTAAATGTTATATATGTAATGAATATGTATTATTAACTGGTTATCAACCACATTGTAGTTACCAATTTAGTATAGATAGGATTGATAATAGTTTGCCACATAATCGTGAAAATATATTAATATCGTGTTATTATTGTAATTGTAGAAATCATCCATCATATCTTGATAATCATAAGATTTGTCAAAATAGATGTCATACTATTCCTAAATATAATATTATAAATAGAAATAAAGTTAATGTAGAAATAATAAATAATCTTAGACTTAAATAATAAATTATGTAATATTTTTTTTATTATTCAGATTAGAAATAATGAGTATAAGAAAAATAATATCATTATTTATATTATTTATATCATTAATTATTTTTCAAAAGTTATAATAAATAAAATGCCTATACATCGTGGATATGATAAGAAAGGATGCTATTATCAATGGGGAGAACAAAAGAAATATTATTATAAATGTGGAAATAAAGAAAGCAGAAAAGATGCAAAGATGAAGGCTATAAAACAGATGGTGGCAATATCATATAGTAGTCCAAAATATAGATTAAATAGATATAAAGAATAGAAGAAATAGATTTGATAATATGTGGGATAATATAGATTTACAATGTTTTATTAATGATGCAAATAAAAAAATTGGTCAAATAAATCTTAATAGTGAATTTGGTATAGAATTATATAATTTAGCAAAAAACATAAATTATACAATTTTTTTAGAAGTAGGTACATGGAACGGTTTAGGATCTACAGCATGTATATATAATGGATTAAAAGATAGAAATGATTATTTTAGTTTTTATAGTTTAGAAACAAATAAAGAAAAATTAGATTTTGCAAAAAAACTATATAATGACAATCGTATTACTTTTTTAAATGAAACATTATTAAATATTGTACCTACGTATGAAGATGTTGCAAATACATTAGGTAATAATATTGAAAAAAAGTGGTATGATATAGATTATGAGAATTTGAAAAATAGTTCCTATTTTTTTGATAAGAGAAATATAAATATGTTTGATGTTATTTTATTAGATGGAGGTGAATATCATACTTATTTTGAGTATTTGAATATAAAAGATAAGACAAAGATAATATGTTTAGATGATGTTAATACTATGAAGTGTAATAAGATATATAATGAATTAGTAAATGATCCTGGATGGGAATTATATAAAGGTAATTTAAATGATAGAAATGGGTGGGCTATATTTAAAAAACTTATTGATTGGCCATATAAATAGCCCCCATTGCTAATACTATTGCTGCTATATCGTGTGCATAAATATGTTCTTCAAAAAAGAAATATCCAATAACTATAATTGTGATAATTGAACAACATGACCATATTAAATTTAGTCTTCCCATATTTATTCCATTTCTATAACAATTTAATAATAACGCACAAACTACACCATAAAATATTATTCCAATATAAAATAGTAGAGGCATATGATCTTTATGCGACTTTTTTAAACACGTTTGTGCTATGGCTTCCGAAATAACGATAAATACTATTGATAATAAAACTATAATTTTAGCAGTATCCAACATCTAAATATATTTTATTATATACAAATATAAATAATGAAATATAACTTTTATTTTTTTGATTATAATTTATTATAAATGATTTTATAATAAATCATAAATAATGACAGAAAGAACTAAATATTATTGTGTAATGGATGATTGTAAGACACGCGCATATTACAATTATTCTAATAGAGAATATCCTGAATATTGTGAAGATGATAAAAAAGAGGATATGGCTGATTTTCGCTATGGTATATGTAGATATATCAATGATAATAATATACAATGTAATATAAGAGCTACATATGGTAAGATAGGAACAAAAAATGCGTCATATTGTTATTCTTGTTATAATAAGTTAGATGATGAAAT